GAAGGCGAGGCTAAAGTTGAAGCAGATGATAGTGAAACCCCTGCTGATTCCGAAGAGCCAAGTTTAACTGGCATTGTTTCTCTAGACCTCGTCACAGCCTTAGAAAAGCTGATGGATGAAGGTAACCCCGAAAACTTTAAAGCTGATGGCTCTCCTAAAGCCTCAGTTGTAAATAAAGCATTGGGCAAGACAATAGATTCAGACACCCGTGATGCAGCTTGGGAAGCATTACTTAATTCATAGGTAAAGCATGGCGGTTACAGTACAGAGTGTAATAGATCGAGCGCAAGCGGTACTTCAGGATACTACAGGAGTGCGGTGGCCTGTTGTTGCTGAACTGGTTCTCTGGGTTAACGATGCTCAACGAGAGATCGCGTTACTTAAACCAGATGCTACCGCGACAAATGCAACTGTCACGCTTGCAACCGGAACAAAGCAGTCAATCCCAGCGACTGGCAATAGGCTATTAAATGTTGTTCGCAACATGTCGGCGGCTAGCGGCGGTACAGGCAAAAGAGCAGTACGGTTGGTTGCACGCGAAGTCTTAGACGCACAGACCCCAGATTGGCATGACCCTACAGCTTCGGGAAGCAGCCAGCATACAACAGTCGTGAAGCACTTCGTCTACGACGATACAGATCCTAGAAATTACTATGTCTACCCTGGTGTTGCAGGTAATGCATACCTCGAAATAGTTTATTCGGGCAATCCTGTAACGGTTGCTCAAAATGGGAGTCTTGGTGTACCCGATATATTCGCTACTGCCGTGATGAATTATGTTCTGTATATGGCCTACCTTAAAGAGTCAGAAACTGCAGCTAACGCACAACGCGCAGGGACTCATTTCCAATTATTTACGGCATCAGTAACAGGTAAGGCGCAACTCGACGTTGTACTGAATCCGAATGCTGATGCTAGACAGGCTGGAGGAGTTTAGGCATGACGATTAGCTACGAGTCACTTCTGCCAGACGTTTTACCAATGGTAACGGGCTGTACCGACACTCTTGTCGAGAATGCTATTCGCTCTTCTGCTATTGAATTTTGTGAACGCACAAGCGCCTACCAACAAGAGTTGGACCCGCTCACAACAATTTTAAATGTTTATGAATACGATCTTGAGCCGCCGACAGGAACTACTGTTCACAAAGTATTGTGGGTAACACACGCGGGAGAAGACTTAGAGCCTGTATCTACGACTCTACTAGAGCAGCGAGTACCTAGATGGAGGTCTGGTAACGGCACGCCTGCTTATTATGTCCAACAAAGTACTGCACTAATTTGGCTGGTCCCAGTACCAAGTTCTAAGTCAGTTAACAGCACCATTATAAGAGCAGTGTTGAAACCAACACATACCAGCAGTTCTTGTGATGACGCGGTAATGAATGATTTTAGAGACACCATAATCAATGGTGCGTTGAATAGATTATTAAGGATACCAAACAAAGATTGGACGGATTTGAATGGTGCTCAATATTACGGCACCTTATTTAATCAAGGTGTAGACGAAGCAGAACGTCGAGCACGGAATGCAGACACAGGTGTACGCAGGAGGGTTATGTATGGCGGGATCGGCAGGTCACGTTCACGAAATCGTTACGGAAGAGAAAGGGGGTGATCCTATCTACGCCTCGATCCGCGACCATTGGGATTGGGCAAAAATGGGTCTGGAGGAGATTGTCGCTGAGAATCCTCGGCTGACATACATGCCCGAAGATGTTTACGCCAGTTGTATTAACGGGCAAGCGCATTTTTGGATGGCTCCAGAAGGTTTTGTTATTACCAGTACGGAGGTAGATAGCTTTACAGGGAATCGAACTTTTTACATCTGGATCGCATGGGCCAAAGAGCGCGGCCAAAGCTGCGTCATAAAGTATTACCCGTTTTTTGAGCAGGTGGCAAAAGATGCAGGTTACAAAAAGATTGAAGTTAGGACAGCCGTAAGCGAGTTAGAGCCTTATTTGCTCAGCGAAGGTTGGACGAAAGAAACAGTTGTTTACACAAGAGAATTGTAATGGGCGATAAACCAGAAAAAGCACAACCCTCCGAATCAAATAAAGCGCTCGCGTCGGTAGCAATGGCCGAGAAATCTTACTTTAAGGAAAAGTACGGCCCCAAGTTAAGAGAAATGAGGGATATGGCTCGTAGTAGTGACCCTACAAAGCAGCTAGCAGGAATAGCGAACGCAGACACAATGCAGGCGCTATCTGGGCAAAACGCTCAGCGAACAATCAGGGGGCAAGAAGATGGCGGGATGATGGCGAACGCTTTGACAGGTCAGCTCGGGATAGCCAGGGCTTCTGGCTTAGGCATACAAAATCAAATGGGCACGAACGTTTTAGGTACTGCCCGCCAACAGGCATCTGATGCAATGACCGGCATGGCGCAAGCGTCGAGGATGGCAACGTCTGAGGCACTGACGAAAGCTCAAGCAGCCAATGATGTGTCGAACGCGAAGTTTAAGGCACTCGGCGGTGTGGCAGGTGCCGCACTTGCTAAGGGCTATGGAAATATGCAGACATCAGGCGTGGATGCCGGCGGGAAAAGCTCCTCGGGTACTTTCTTTAAACCTGTTAATAAAGACGGTAAAAAACTTGGATTTATGAGTCAAAAAGGAGGGTACTCATGACTGTCGATGTCCCATTAACTCCAGAGCAGCGAGAAGCAATTGCCGCTTCTTCTGGTGGTGGAACCGGACTGCCGAATGTAGCCAATCCAGATGCAGCTTTTGCAAAAATGACACGCGATGATTATTTAGATTACGTTAAAGATTACCGAGGCTTTGAAAATGAGTTGCTAGATAAAGCTAGCAGCGACACGTCTCTTATTGATCAAGCCCGCGATGATATAGGAACAGCAGGTACTTTATCGGCAGGCGTAAACCAGAGAAACCTTTCACGCTATGGAGTGGCTCTAACACCAGCTCAGCAACAGCAGCAAGGTAGATCACTTGAAAGAGCAAATACATTAGGCGGGGTTCAGTCAATGAACGACGCGCGCATTCAGCAAAAAGAACAAAACACTCGGCTTATGTCAGACCTTATTAATATAGGTCAAGGCGTGAACCGTAGCTCTTTGAGCGCAATGGGTTCGGCGGCACAGGATGCTACTCAACGTAAAAATGCATACACACAAGCGAAAGCAGCATCTAAAGCCCAAACCATGAGCACGATAGGTGGTTTGGCGATGCTGGCGTTCATGATCTAACAGGGCAGGACTATGAGTTTTAATAAAGGTAGTTTTGGGGCAGGCATCCTTGATGGGTTCAGAGGAACGCTTCAGTACGGCAACCAAAATCGGAATGCTGCACTACAACGTGACAGGTTAAAGTTTGATAGGGAAAAGTTCGATTACTCTAAAACAAGGGATATCAGAACTGATTCTAACTGGGACAAAGAATATAAAATTGCTGTAGACACTTATAATCTCAATTCTGGAAAAGACACAAGAGATAAAACAACGTGGACTCGTACAGAATTTGAAGCTGATGAAAAACAACTTTACAGAGATAACGACCGTATTATTGCGGCAGGCCAAGACTATGGGTTTATAAGTAAAACGGACCCCAGTAAGTTAGATAGAGAAAACACCATTGCCTTGATCCGAGAAGGCGGTAGAGTTAATGATAGTTGGGTTATGGATCGAGCAAATGCCAGCAAGGGTACAGGTATACCCGAGGGTTTTACTATTACTCGACTTGACCGCGATCCTACCACTGGCGAAATAGCGGCGTATGGAACGCACGCCAATCAAAAAAACCCCCAGCATCTTACTGATAAGTTAAACCCTGGGGTAATAACTACAGACGGGTCTTCTGAGGGCGATTCCCCAATAGCGGTCTTCAGCCCCGAAAAACTGGCCGGACTCTTAGACGATGAGTACCGCTTAACCATCCCATTGAATAGTGGGCTGGGTAGTACTAGCGCGCTAGCGCAGTTTGGCGCTCTAACAGAGATGTCGGACGCTGACGCAGAAGTGGCAACAATGAAGGAAAACGAAGCACGTCAAGCACAGGCGGCACTAAATACATTACATGTGAAAGTTATAACGGCTAATGATAAAGCCGCTGCAGATCCTGCGACGGGTGAAGGCACTAACGTCGAAATGATGCGCGATTTCAGAGGCATGATAGCTTCTGCAGAATCCGAAGAAGAAAGGCTTGAGATTTTAATAGAAGCAGCAGAAACCTATGGGGTAGAAGTACCAGATGTTCTGATGGGTCAAGGTGCTTCCAACGAACCATCTGCGTCTCGGAGAGACGGCTCAAAAAAATCAACACAAGGTTGGATAGGGCCGATGAAAAACGAAGTCACTGGTGGAACAATGACTGAGTTTTCTACTGACTTAGGTGACGGCTCTGGGCGTGAGATTCCCACGATGGTTGAGGCACAAAGCGAAGAAGCTTTAGCTTACATGCGTAAGATGCCCGAAGGAAAAGGCTTTGATTTAAGCATTCCTATGGAAAAAGAAATCGTAGAGGTTGCTAGGCGTGAAGCTAACAAGCGAATCGACGCTGGTAAGAGTCAATGGTATCAAGATACTGATTCAAATCCTCCCAACGAACCACCTATTTCTGCAGAGCGCCAACTTGGAACTTCCCCTGGACGTATGGGACAAGAACCGATAGAAGGTGACGACCTGTTAATGACAGGTGATAACCCTAATCGGTATCAAACGCTCCAGCACGGCCTTCCAACTCGATACAGACCAGCTGTATTAGAAAAGAAAATAACTGAGCACAAAGCGGTACTTGAGGAAAACGGTCTAGACACCGAAAAAGGAAGAGCTGCACAAGACAAATTAGATGCCCTTATGCAGCAGAAATATGGAGAGGATTCTTTTGTAGATAATGCGGTGTCTCCTGAAGCTAAAGCAGCTGCTGAGAAATTGCATAATGGCATTCTTGCAAAGTTCGATCAAATGACTAATGAAGAAACAGCAGCTGCAATTACGACGGGTGAAGCTGTTGCTACTGAGGAAGATAGGGCAAATCTGGCGACAGTACTCAGGGATGGGGGCGTAGCAACAAGCGATGATATTAAGAATTTGCCGCTTAAAACGCAACGCCATGCACGCGCACTATTAGCGATAATTGCCCCAGAATCGGCCCAGCGTAATCAATTTGCAAAAGAGCTGGTTAGCATAGGTACAGGCGGCACAGCATTGTCGTCTCCGAGAGAGCTAGACGCTCAAAGAACAGCCGAAGATACACTTGCTGTTAACCAAAGAAATGCAAAGGTTAATGAAAGAAGCGCTGCAGTTGCCGAAGCTAGAGTTCCAATTGACCGGCAGCGAGCGGCTACAGCCGCCAATACGCTTGAATTAAACAGGCTTGAGCGTGGTGACGCATTATTAAAATACGTAGATAGTCAAGCAGACAAAATTGGTAAAGAGGTCACGGACCAGCTTAACAATGTAATCAATTCTATGTATGACCTGGATGATGAGGACAAACCGATTCCTGGTCAAATTTCTGATTTTAATTATGCCCGTGTTTCGAGCGCACTAAGCGAGTCGCTAAGCGTAATATCACGCAAACTCGGAACTACAAGAGAAGACAGCGCCGCCGAGGCGCAGTTAGAAAACGCACAGAATGCTATCTTCAGCATGGGAATCCAAGCGCTAGCAGAAAGCGAGGATTACGGTTCTTTTGGTGAAATATTTCCTGACGGTGAAATTGATTTCTTCGATCAAAATGACAATGCACTTAGCCGTGTAGATATATTCTCTAGGGTAGAGAGTGGGAAAAATAAGGGGCAACCGCTCAGATGGATGATAAGGTCGTTAGGTTCAAAAACACAATTAGAGGAGACGATACCCTCTAGTGTAGTAAAAAATATGTTTGGCGATGAAGGTTACAAAGCGTTTGTTGAAAGCTTTGAAAAAGTTGAATTAGAGCGAAGAAGAGAAAAAACGCGCGTCAATGCTAAAGTTAAACGAGACAAGAACGACGCTAAGTGAATTATTTACCACTTAGAGAGGCTATGCTCCAAAGAGAGTCGTCTGGTAATTACGGCGCTATTAACAGATTAGGTTATGCGGGGGGTTATCAGTTTGGTGCAGCAGCATTAGAAGATAGGGGTCTTCTGAGGGCGGGAAGCTCAAAGCTGGGAAATAAGGCCGCGATGAACGATCCAGCTAACTGGACGGGTAAAGGCGGCGCTACTAACCTAGAAACTTTTCTAGAAAACCATGACCTGCAAGACCAGCTGTTTGAAGAAAATGCGGATGCCAATCTACTCCACTTAAAAAGAATGGGCGCGGTTGATTCAAATACACCTCCTGAAGATGTGTTTGGCTATGTAGCAGCATCTCATTTGTTGGGGGCAACAGGTGCTAGCAATTTAAACACAACTGATGCAAATGGGGTTTCAGGCCAAGACTATTTTCAGCTTGGTAGTTCTGCATATACTTCGGCTCAGTCAGATCCTGTACAAGATCCTGTACAAGCTCTCTTAGCGAGTACGACACCGTCGCAATCACAACCGCAATCACAACCGCAATCACAACCGCAATCACAAACACAAACTCCGTACACTTATACTCCAGCTCCAGCTCCAGCTCCAGCTCCAGCTCCAGCAACGGCTGAACCCCAGTCAGCGGAGCTACCTGAAGAGGAGAGAGTTCCTTATGACCGTCAAGAATACAGGACCGCTGGTTTCGACCCTGTATTAGCTCTTTATGGTTCGCAAGACGGGCGTACTCGGAATCAAACAAGGGAGTTGACTGAGGTTAAAGCGGAGCAACCGTCCCCCTACGGTGAAACGTTTACTCGTGGTGTAACTGCTGGTTTTGCAGGTATTAGTACTGACACTGAATATTTTAAAGGTATTTTCAATACCCTTGCTGGAGACGATGAAGCCGCAGCAATTAATATCGGTGCCGCCCAACGTAATGAAGAGCGTATTGCAGAGTCTATGGCAGGGCTTGAAAACTTTGAAGAATTTATAGATAACCCTACTTTAGAAGGTTTTGCTAATCAGCTGTTCAAGACTACGGGTCAGTTAGCCCCATATGCAGTCAGTACGTTTGGAACAGGTGGTACAGCTGCAGTCGCAGGGATGATTGGTAAAGGCGTGTTAACCGTTGCTAGTCGCCAAGTAGCAAAAAAAGTCATAAGGGAATCTATAGAGCGCAGCGTAAAAGGAGCAGGAACTCGAAGCGAGAAGGACTTAGCAGAACTTGCTTATAAATTAGCGCGCAGGAACTCACTTGGTAGGACAGCAAATGCTATTACACCTACCCGAGCAGCTCTTGTAGGCCAGTTCGGCGAAGAGTTTACCCTCCAGGCAGGCGCTAACTTTGGAGAGAACTTAAATATAGAGGGCATGTCGCAGCAAGAAGCGGCAATGCGCGCATTAACAGTGGCAGCACCCCAAGCCGTACTTGGTGTTACTGGTGAACGGATTATTCAGAACGCTATTTTTGGCAGTTTAGGGAAAATTGCAAAAGAGCGTGGTGCTGACGGCTCTATGCTATGGAGTCTTGGGAAAGAAATTACCAAAGCGACAGGCCGAGGCGCAGTTGGCGAGTCAGTAACAGAGGCTGGGCAAGAGGCTCTCCAGCTAGCTAATGTCATGCAAGCCGACTCAACTTACACCAAAGAAGATGCCCTTATGCGATTGGGCGAGTCTTTCTTTGCTGGGTTTCTAGGTGGTGGGGCAATGACTGCAGCGGGTCGAACCGCAACAGGCTCACTAGAGTTAACAGGAGAGGTATTTACTAAGGCTGGCAAGTTTATTGAACAGGCGCGAGAGCAACAGGTCGGCGCTAAGTTTGAGCAAGAGCAATATGGCGTAACCAACGATGGTCTTACAGCACCAGAACCCAAGGCTCACATTAATGGGCAGATCAGGTCACTGACAGACCCAAAGACTTCTCGAAACAGCATCTGGATGGCGGGTAACACGCCAGAGTATGGCGCATCTCCTGATAGCGTTAAGCGAGTAGAAATTGAAGGTAAGACATTTTACACAAAGTTTATTCCTGGCCGTGGCACCATTATTTCAAAAGACTTTGATGTGGCTGAAGCCGTTGCTAACGATGCAGCAAGTGATGCGTCTTTGCAGGTTGCGCTTGGCTATAGCAGCACTAAGCCAGTAGACGCAGATGTTGTTATTGAAGCGCGAGATGCAGAAGGTAATGTCGTATGGTCAGAAGCAACCAATGAAGCAGGAGTAGACGCTGCTATTGCGGCAGCTCAAAAGCAGGCTCCTGAAGGTGGGTCAATAGGACGACAGTCTGTAAAAGCTGCTCTTGAGGAGCGCGCAGCCTTGTTTGCAAAAGAGCAAGGCCCACAAGTTCGTAATATGGACGTAGAGGACGGCGACGTAACTAACGAAGAAGTCGTTGATTTATTTGCTACAGGCACAGAGGTGCAGGAAGCGGCATCCACTAACAACGTCGGTAGGCAAGAAAAATATAAAGCGCGAGATCCTTCTGTAAAATACGCTAAAACTGATGCGGCGCGGCAAGAGTTTGCCGAAGAGTTCTCTGACTTAGACATGGAGGAGCTAGGCAAGAGCATGGCTGATGAAATCAGCTTTGAGCCAGATAGCCCATTCGCTTCTATGCCAGACTCACTTATGGAGCAAGCGGTTCGGGCTAAGAGAGAAACAGGTAATACCTCTATTTACCCCCAGCGTAATAGCGATGGCACTTGGTCGCTCATGCAAACCGTCAGCCCTGAAGCTGATGTGTATAGCTTTGATTCTCGAACTGACACGCTGGTTGATCAAGAAACAGAAGATCAATTAGCGCTTGCCGAAAGACGGGCGAACACTCAGGCCCAAGAAGAGGGCGAGACTACTGTCCGAGAGCTGTTAGGCGAAGTCAAAGGTATTGGCCCAAAAATAATAGAGCGCGTTCGGAAAAACATGACGGTCACGCAGATGCTAGAAGCTGCGGCTTCCGATAATGCTGTTGAGCTTTTTAGCGCAATACCAGGAGTGGGTAAGAAAACCGCAGAGAGAATTGCAGCGGGCTTACAAAATGCTCCAAAACCAGCTCCTAAACCAGAAGCTAAAAGTGAAACACAAGCGATTACCTCAGTAGCTAGTTTCCTTCGAGGAGCGCTGGCGAAAGCCAAGAAGAGCCGTTATGCCCGCCAAAAACAAGTCGAAGGTAAGTGGGTAGACAAGACTAAAGACGAATTGGTAACCGTAAATGGTCAGGCAGTAAACCTAGTCGATCTTGTCAAAGATGGACAGCGGCTGTTTTCAATTGAAGAAACCCTAGATTTTACAGAGGGCGGCAATTTAACAGCGCAGCGCAATGGCGTTACACAAATATTGTCGGCGCTAATAGCAGAAGGGTTTGTAATTAGAATCGGCGGGTATGACATCCGGTCGAAACAGCTTAAAGAACTTAATGACCTCATTAATAGTATTAGTGATGAAGAAGCCGCGATAGCTAAGGCTGCTTTAGACTGGGATGTAGACCCAGATGATGCTCAATTAATGGGGCGGCTTGTAGAGTTAGAACGGACTCTTTATGAAAGTAATCAGCCAAAAGCAAAGGTAAATTCTCCGTTAGACCGGCTTAAAATACAACGAAAGGAATGGGCAAAAGCGTTCCAAGGCTATATGAACTATATAGATGGCCTACCCAAGGATGCAGATGGGAATCCTATTCTAGAAGCTGATCCCGCTTTCACAGAGCCAAAGAAGGGGCCGTTACTTGCACTGATGGACGTGGACGCAGGTTTTGAAGGCGGCAAGTTAATAACGTTAGGCAAGTTAATAAATACGACTCCGATTGACCCCACACCAAAAGACGCAAAGTACCAGCTAGTTAATGAAGATGGTTTTGTTGTTGTTGAGGGGACCAAGCAGGAAGTGCAAGAGGCACTAGAAGCATCTGGGCAGGCTTACGCTATTAACAAATTGACGTGGAATAACGTTACGAAAGAAATGGATAGCTCTCGTCTGACGGATGAAGAGTTCGCGGCAGAGCGTAATGTTGGATTTAACGAACGCACTGAGGACATAGGTGCCGACACACCAGTAGCTGACCAGTCAGAAAGCACGATGGATTCTATGCAGTATTCTGATAATACTGAAGATGGCTCTCCTGATTATACGTTTAACCCTGAAGAAGAGAACATAGGTACTTTAAAGCCGATTGGCTTACCAACTAAAACCCCTCTACAAAAAATAGCTGCTCGTGTAGTAGATGTCGCACGCCGCACACTAAATTTAAAGAAGCCAGTGTCCGTCATTTCAATACAAGAGTTGTTGGACAGCGCCAGCATAAGAAAGCTCTCTGACCTAGAGACAGAGTTGTCTTCACTCGGCAACGTGCTAGATGCTGATCCGCGTAAAGTAAAAATAAAAAAAGATATCGCTCGGTTAAGAAAAGAAATTAAAGCCAAGGAAGCCAAAGCAGCTGCTTATTTTGGTGATCCAAAAGTCGCGCAGTATGTGGTAGATGTGGCGAAGGAGCTGATAAGGACACCCAAAGGCGGCGGTCGGTATATTGGGTTTGGCGATGCTCACATAATTTTGATTGACCCGAATTCAGGGATGAACGCATTAGACACTGCAATGACTGTGGCTCACGAATTAGGTCACGCGCTGTTCACAGAGCAGCTTTCTTCTACGCTTCAGAACCCTGCATTGTATAACCGTTTGTTTAACGAGTTTCAGAAAGCCCGTGACGCGAAAGGCGCACCCGCAGCTTATAAAGGCAAACATGGTTTTGAAGAATGGTATGCGGATCAAACCGCAAATTGGGCGATAGGCGAATATACGAAAGATCGTAAAAAAGGTTTGGTCGGGGCGCACTTTAGAAAAATTGCCAAGGCTCTGATAAATTTCCATAAAGCATTTTCTGCGGAGATGAAGAAGCGTTTCGGCAAAGATGCGTATTCTCCAGAATTTGATTCGTACATGACGGAAGTACTGAGAAGGCGAGCTACTGGCAATTCTAATTCAGGCGCTCAAGCAGCGACTTTCCAAGAAAAAGTGATTGTTCGGAAGATGGCAGAAGCCCTTGAGAAAGAGGCTCCAGGTTTTGCTAATTCTGTTAAGAAGCAAGTTGCTAAGATGATCCGAAGCGATAACTTCACTCCAATATACAACTTCATGTTTACTGCTGATTCGCGTATGCGGAAAATCGCGAATGACAAGATGGCAGATATATTTTATACCCGCGCCCAAGACTCTAAGTCTAAAACAAAAGGTACGTTAGGGTTCCTCAAAGCCGCTGCCCTTGAGGGTAACGCTTGGTATAACAAGCTCGACGACATGATTGACGGCGATCTAAAGTCAAAAGAAGTTCAAGATAGCCTTGATGAAGCTTTTTCTAGTACACCAACACGCGATCTGACTGGCAATGCAAAAGCTGTAAGGCTGTGGCTAGAGAAGTTTTACGACGAATATATAGAGCCTTCAAATACAGACATCAAACGACAAGACAACTACACACCCATAGTTTTAAAGCTGTCGGAAATTGAGAGTGACCCGTCAGGGCTTGTTGACTTAATCATGGAGCAAGACCCAAAGGCAGATAGGAAAAAAATAGAATCTGCTGTCTCTAAGTTAGTCGCATATCAGCACGCTGTGATGGATGACAAGCCAATTGATATAAAAAAGGAAGACCCTGCAAGCAGTGTAGAAAAAGCGATTCGCCTAACAAAAGGAATAGATCCAGAGCTGTTGCGGGAGAAGGGGTATCTTGAAGACTCAGACGTTGCCCTTCTCCGTTATACCAACCACGTAATAAAGCGCGTTGAGTGGAACCGGCATACGAAAGATAACCAAGGTAATAGCATTTATGAGGAAGAGCTAAAGAAACTCGGAAAGCGCGACCAGGAAGAGATAAAGAAGATTGTCGATAAGTACCTTGGATATAACACTTCACCTCTGTCACCTATGTGGCGTGCAATAAATAGTTGGGGGTCTGTTCTTCAAATCTTTGCAATTCTACCTCTTGCTACGCTTGGTTCTTTGCCCGAGCTTGCTGGCCCAGTGATAGCGAGCAAGGAGTTCAGTAGTGTCATGGTTGGCATGAAGGAAATATTCAACACGATAAAGAATCGCGACGAAGCACGCCTTCTTGCTAGGGATCTTGGCGTTACGACTAGCCAATCTGTTGCAAACGCGATGATGTCTCAGTCAGAGCTGGAGTGGATGGATACTCAAGCTAGAAAACTAACTGACGGTTTCTTCAGGGTAATCTTGCTCGATACTTACACTAAGTTCACCCGAGAGTTTGCGTCAAACATGGGCGTTAGATTTCTGATGAAGCACTCTGACCCAAAGACTAGTGGCGCTTTTTCAACTCGGTACTTGCAAGAGCTGGGGGTTACAGCAGCTGAAGTAAAGGTTTGGTCTGATAGTGATCAAGATTTTACTACTCCTGAAGGGAGAAAAGTTAGAGAAGGGCTACAACGGTTTGTAGAGTCAGGGACGCTTCGCCCGAATGCTGCTGAGCGCCCTCTATGGGCATCCGATCCTCATTATGCTTTGTTCTGGCAGCTAAAAGGGTTCTTCTATAGTTACGGCAAGGTCATGTTGGCGGGTTCTAAGAGAGAAGCAGCCGCTCGGCTAGAAGGCGTGTCGTCTAAGGACGCGAATACATATGCTGCTATGGCTGGGGCTGGAGGCGTATTCGCTCTTATGGGTATTGCTACGATGCCGCTCGCGATGTTGGGTATGGAGCTACGAGAGTACGCTAAGTTTGGGTTAGCTTGGGCAATTCCTGGGATTGATCATGAAGCTAAGAACTACTTCCGTACAGATGACCTCACTTGGCCTCAATACGCTAGCGCAGCTTTTTCTCGTTCCTATGCAGCTGGTCCTGTAACTATTGCATCTCAGGCTATGCAGGCAGCTGACTGGGGACGAGGCGTGACAGGAGCAGCAGCTGTTGTACTGGGACCAACCGCAGAAACACTTGAACGAATGACTACAGATGGGGTTCGCAGCGTCGTAGAACATAGAATGTTGCCAACGGGGCTGCTGTGATGAGCGACAACGATATAGGCCGCAGGTTTGACCGTCTCGAAGACAAGATTGACCGCCTGACCGAAGTACTTACTTCTATCGCTGTTGTAGAAGAGCAGATCAATGGGCAAAACGCTCGACTCAAAAGGCACGAATTCCGTCTTGATGAGAATGAAAAAAAAATTGAGGAGGTTTCGGAAACACTCGCGACTAACTCACAAGTGATAAAAGTCGGGCAAGCGATTGTCGCGTCAATCTGGGCCGCAATGTTGGGCACTGTTTTGTATTTTTTTGGGGGTTCCTGATGTTTAAGTATTTCAAGTTAGATGAGTTTGATTGTCAGGAGACTGGCGATAACGAGATTTCAGAAGATTTTGTCCACGAACTAGACAAGTTACGTGAAGCTTGTGGTTTTTCATTTCGAATCACCTCTGGCTATCGGTCAAAAGAACACAGTATTGAAAAACGGAAAACATCTCCAGGCACTCATGCTCAAGGAATTGCTGCTGACATAGCAGTAAGCGGCGGTGCTCAGAGAATGCTATTAGTTCAAAAAGCCTTAGAGCTTGGGTTTACGGGGGTTGGTGTAGCAAAGACCTTTATTCACGTTGATATAAGAGAAACAACTCCCGTACTTTGGTGCTATTAAAGGCTGGATAAATAATATCTGGACTAATATAATTGATTAATCTATAGGTAGACGAAATGGCGTATTCAGATACTCTGAACTTAGTCACGGGCGACACTTTGCCTGAACTGACTTTTACATTAAAGAACAGCCACACAGCTGCTTCGGGGATGACGCTCGACCCAAATAATAGTGCTACATGGGCACCCATAAACGTTACGGGAGGCTCAGTTAAATTCCGATTGCGGGAGCTGGGTAGCACGACTGTCAAGAGCACTTTGAGCTGCACGATCACTAATGCTGCCCAAGGCCAAGTAACCACTAACTTTCCTACTGGCACGCTGGATACTGCTGGCACGTTTGAGGGTGAGATAGAGATCACTTTCGGTAGTGGCGGCATACAAACGGTTCACGATCTAGTCAAGCTAAAAGTCAGGAGTGATTTCGACTAATGGCTAAGAAGGCTGACGTAACTTATGTAAACGTAAAGGCAGCTGTCGCGTACCAGTTTGCGCGCGGCAAGATTACGTGGACGGAGTTAAAAGCTACAAGCGTGAGTCTTAATTATTACTCACTGAACCAGTATTTTGATGACGCAGTTAGTTTTTCAGATGTCTCTGATTTTAATTTATCGAAGATCGCAGACCCTGACAGCCTAACACTCAGCGATAGCCAGCAACTGAGTTTACAAAAGCAGCTTATTGAAACGCTGTCGGTAAGCGACAACGTTGACATTGTACTTACTGTCTTTAGGAATTTCTCAGACTCTACGGCTATTTCAGATGTCGCAGTACTTACTGTAGAGAAAGGGTTTACCGAAACGGTAACAGTGTCAGAGCTGTTAACGATGAACTTGGCGGTGGCTAAAGCAGACGCAATACCAATTACAGATGCGTTTAGTTTCTTTGTAGATACACCGTATGCAGACGCTGTAAGTGTCAACGACTCATTCGGAAGGACTGTTAGTTATGTTCGTTCATTTACGGACGCATTTAGCTTAGATGACACTGAAACACATATAAACGGGGCTGCAATAAACAAGACAAATGTCTTTGGATTTACTGACGTAAACACTTTTTCCCTACAGAAAAACGTCGCTGACTCTGTCGCTTTATCTGAGTCTTTTAGTCACACGCTCGCTCGACACAATCACTCTGTGCTGAATACATCAGCATTTAACACCTTCGCACTTAACTCTTAAATGAGAGGAATACACCATGTTTGAATCATCCTTAACGTTAACAGGACACCTCTCTGTTGAGCTGAATGGGGAGGTAGTTCAAGAAATACCTAATCTAGTAGTTACAACAGGTAAAGGTTATGTAGCTAGTCGCATGAAAGATGCCACAGCGACCGCAATGAGCCATATGGCCGTTGGAACAGGAAGCACTGCTGCCGCTGCGGGCGACACAGCCCTTGGAACAGAAGCAGCACGCGTTGCATTAACCTCAACTACAGTTTCAACAAACACTGTAACTTATGTCGCCACTTTTCCGGCAGGCACGGGCACGGCTTCTCTTACAGAAAGCGGAATCTTAAACGGGAGCAGCGGCGGCACACTTTTGTGTAGAACTGTTTTTGCCACCGTTTCAAAAGGCTCTTCGGACGTAATGACGATAACTTGGACGATAACCGCTAGCTAAGGGGCTATTAATGGGCATTAAGTTCGCCAACAATTTTCAGACAACCATAAGCGGCGCTATTAATAGTAGCGTCACGACAATCCCAATTACTAGCGCCACAGGTTTCCCAACGTTAGGTGCTACTGACTATGCGTTCTGCACCTTGCAGAAGGAGGGACCAGTCGTTATGGAAATTGTGAAAGTTACTGCAATTTCTGGGACGAACTTAACTGTTGTTCGCGGGCAAGACGGAACGTCAGCAACTTCATTTGCATCCGGTGATGCGTTCGAGCTTAGAGTTACAGCGGGCGGGGTAAACGAAGTTGTAGCTACCGCTGCAAGCGCAGCTTCTGTTGATACAGCGACCGCCTTAGCGATAGCTTTAGGCTGATAGGAAAATAAAATGGCTAATACATTTAAAAACGCATTCGCGGCAAACGTAAATCACTCAGCATACGTTGATTTATATACTGCGCCGTCGGCAACAACGACTGTGATTCTGGGACTTGCGATTTGTAACAAACTGGGAAGCTCAGTTGATGTAACAGTGCAGTTGCAAGACACCTCTGCGTCTAACGCTGACTTCCAAGTTCTAGATACTGTAAGTGTTCCAGGTCGAACAACATTGGAAGTGCTGAGTGGTCAGAAATACATTTTGGAAACAACTGATGTCTTGCGAGTCAAATCGGGAACGGCTTCGGCGATTGATGTCACGCTTGGTCTGATGGAGATCACCTAATGGCTCTCACGAAATTAGCGGCAAGAGCATTAAGCAGTGATGTCGATACAAACGCCACACACACAGGTGATGTGACGGGGGCTACAGCCTTAACGATAGCGAATGATGCTGTTGATATTCCGATGCTGTCAGCAACCGGCACTGCTTCGTCTACAACTTTTTTAAGAGGCGACAATGCGTGGGTTGCAGTAGGCGGCGCTTATAACGATTTTTTAATTAAGACGGCTGACTTTACTTGTTCGGCAAAAGATCAAATTGTTTGCAACCATGCGAGCACTGCTTTCACAATTACTTTGCCAGCATCTCCGTCTCCGACTCAATCGGTAATTATTGCGAATGCTGGCGCTGCACTAGTCACAGTGGGGCGAAATGGATCAAACATTAACTCTGCCGCCGAAGATGGCACGTTGCCACAAGGCAACAGCGTTCAGTTAGTTTATGTCGATTCCACCATTGGCTGGTTCGCGATTTAGGGGAAATATATGGCAGTTTTAGGAGCAAGTGGCGGGGGCGGAGCATTACCTCAAATTACAATCAGTAGGTCTCAGACGTGGATTGCTCCACAAGCAGGCAACATAGCCATTCATGTTATTGGTGGAGGTGGATCTGGCTCCCTTTCTTTATACACCGGAGCAGCATTTTATAATACTGCTGGAGCCGGTGCAGGATACTGCAAAAAGAATAGCTTGGCGGTATCTGCTGGAGATAGTTTTACCATCGTTGTTGGCGGTGGCGGCGGTTCTCGAAACGGGCCAGATACCTATTCAGCAAATCACCAATACGGTGCTACTGGTGGAAATAGTACTGTGGCAGGACCAGGACTTTCTGCGACTCTGACTGCTAATGGAGGGCAAGCTGGCTTTAAAGGTGACTCGCCTTATTACAATCAAGCTTCCACTGGCGGAACTGCTAGTGGCGGCGATGTAAATAATCAAGGAGGCGGTGGTCGAATGGGTGGTGGTGGTGCAGTAGGAATATACGGCACTGGTGTAGCTGGAAATAATTTTCGAAGTAACGGCACAGGAGCAACGTGTTTAGGTGGCACTAGTGACGCAGGAGGCTATGACGGA